CTTATGGCTATTGCTCCAAATGCTTCTTCGTCTATCATTATGGGAAATACTAGCCCTAGTATTGAGCCTTATCGTGCTAACGCTTACCGTCAGGACACTTTATCTGGCGCATTTCTAAATAAGAATAGATATTTGGACAAATTAATCAGAGAAAAATTGGGCTTGAAAGGAGGAATTGATTCCGGCACATATGCCGACACTTGGTCTTCAATTATTGCAAATGATGGTTCATGTCAACATTTAGATATGTTGGATGAAAATGAAAAGGCTGTCTTTAAAACATCCATGGAAATTGACCAACGTTGGGTAATCGAACACGCATCTGATCGACAACAGTTTATTGATCAAGCACAATCTCTTAATCTGTTCTTCCGACCAGATGTGAATATTAAATATCTACATGCAATTCACTTCTTGGCATGGAAAAAAGGTCTGAAGACACTATACTACTGCCGCAGTGAGAAACTAGCTAAAGCAGATAAAGTTTCGAAACGAATCGAACGTGATGTTATTAAAGAACTTGATATGAGCGCTATTGCTCAAGGTAACGAATGTTTAGCTTGCGAGGGATAAATGGCATACTCAACTAAAGTCATAGATCATTATGAAAACCCCCGTAATGTTGGTTCTTTTGATAAAAATGATAATACTGTTGGAACAGGTATGGTCGGTGCACCAGCCTGTGGTGATGTGATGAAACTACAAATTAAAGTCGATGATTCTGGTATTATCACTGATGCTCGTTTTAAAACTTATGGATGTGGATCTGCAATTGCTAGTTCATCTCTCGTAACCGAATTGGTTAAAGGTATGCATCTGGATGAAGCTGCTAAAATACGCAACTCTGAAATTTCAGAACAACTTTCTTTACCACCAGTAAAAATTCATTGTTCAATCCTTGCTGAAGATGCAATTAAAGCCGCAGTTAAAGATTACAAAGAAAAACATGATTTCATTAACTGAAATTGCTGCATCAAAGATAACATCTCATTTATTAAAAAGAAAAACAAGTATTGGTCTCAGACTTGGTGTTAAAACAACTGGATGTTCCGGTTTGGCATATGTATTAGAATATGCAGACAAGTTAGAAGAATCGGATATTGTTTATGAAGATCGTGGCGTTAAATTGATTATTGATCCAAAAAGTTTAGTTTACTTAACTGGATTGGTTGTGGATTATAAACGAACTGGTCTCAACGAAGGTTTCGAATTCAGTAATCCAAATGAACGTGATCGTTGTGGTTGCGGAGAAAGTTTCAGAGTATGATAAATTTAACAGAAAATGCTAAGAATCAGATAAATGAAATTCTCTTAGATGATGGTGGTAAGTATGTGAGGGCATTTGTCCAAGGTGGAGGATGTTCTGGATTTTCATATGGATTTATGATTGAAGAAGAAAAGGCAGAAGATGATTATGTTTTTGACAATCTATTGATTGACTCAATGAGTATGCAATATTTCGAAAATGCTACCATTGATTACACTAGTGGTGATCTAAGAGGTTCTCAATTCATTATAAGTAATCCTAATGCCAAAACTACATGTGGTTGCGGTAGTTCTTTTGCAGTTTAATTTATAAAAGGAAAAAAATGAAAAAGTTATTAATAACACTACTATTCGTACCATTAATTGCATTTGCACAAAAAGAAAAGGCCGGTGTCACATACGATGTACTACTCACAAGAGTCATCGATGGCGACACCGTAGCCTTTCAAGCCAACTGGCTGCCAGACCCTCTTAAGAGAAGCAAAAACTTCATGGTGCTAATATGAAAAAGGTTATAAGATTTACAGCTTCGTGGTGCCAACCTTGCAAAGCACTAAGTAAAACCTTAGAGAATATGGATATAAAAATTCCTATTGATGTTGTCGATATTGATGAAGACTCAAACGCAGCAATCGAATATGGAATAAGATCAGTTCCAACACTTCTTATAGTTGAAGATGGAACGGTCATTAAACGAATGGTTGGTTTAAAAACAGCAGAACAATTAGGGGTATGGTTAAATGATTAAGAAATTAGAAACAAAACTCACAGATGAACGAAATCATTTCAAACCATTCAACTATCCTTGGGCTTATGATGCATGGTTGAAACACGAACAGTCACATTGGTTGCACACAGAAGTTCCAATGGCTGAAGATGTGAATGATTGGAAAAAGAAATTAACAAATGAAGAAAAACAATTCTTAACACACATTTTCAGATTCTTCACGCAAGGTGATATTGACGTTGCTGGTGGTTATGTTCGCAACTATCTGCCATATTTCCCACAACCAGAAGTGCGTATGATGTTATCTGGTTTTGCCGCACGTGAGGCACTTCATATTGCCGCATACTCACACCTAATTGAAACTCTTGGTCTTCCCGAAACAACATATAATCAATTTCTCGACTATCAAGAAATGAGAGATAAACATGACTATGTTATGGACTTATCTTCACGTAACGGAACAAAAGAATCAACAGCAGAACATATTGCTGTGTTCTCGGCATTCACCGAAGGAATGCAACTGTTCTCCAGTTTCATCATGTTGTTAAATTTCCCAAGGCAAGGCAAGATGAAGGGCATGGGTCAAATTGTTACTTGGTCGATTGTTGATGAGACTCAACACGCAGAATCCATGATCAAGTTGTTCCGCACATATATAGAAGAAAACAAAGAGGTGTGGAATGACGAACTCAAATCAAAAATTTACACCATTGCTGAACGAATGGTCCAGCTCGAGGATAAGTTTATTGATTTGGCATTTAGTTTGGGTAATATGGACGGGTTGGACGCTGCTGACGTTAAACGTTATATCAGGTATATTACTGACCGTCGTCTTATTAGTCTTGGCCTCAAAGGTATTATGAAAGTTAAAAAGAATCCTCTGCCTTGGGTTGAGGAAATGATCAACGCACCCACCCACACAAACTTCTTTGAGAACCGTGCAACTGATTATGCAAAAGGCGCACTACAAGGAAATTGGGGTGATGTGTGGGCTCAATAAAGGACTAAAATGTTTGGATTAAATTGGGATATGCCAAAAATTTTTATTGATACGATTCAAGAAACAAAAAGTTATTATACTGATGCAATTGTGAAAGAAGAAGTGTTAAATAAAGCCTGTCACGATTTTATAAAATCACAAACAGAATTTGCTTACATGTTAAAAAACAATTTTATTAATGTATCTAAGCACTATGTAGATACACAAACAAATTATCTATTTCCTAAGATAAAGGATAAAAATGAACAAAACGATAACAGCGGAATGCCACAACTGTGAATCTTCTTATGATGTGGAATATGTCGAAGAATTAACATCGGCAGAATATCCAGAGTTTTGCCCGTTTTGCGGTGAACTGATAGAAGAGATTGCAGAATATGATGAAGATGATGAAGATTCGGACAATCAAGAATGGGATTAAGTTGGTTATATAACAATCAAGACTTCACCGAAGATTTAATTAATGAATATTATGGTTTTGTCTATAGAATCACAAATAACACAACTGGTAAACAGTATATCGGCAAAAAATTCTTTTATTCTTCAAAAACAAAGCAAGTTAAGGGAAAAAAGAAACGTTTTAAAATATCTAGTGATTGGCAAACTTACTATGGTTCTAATGAAGAACTTAAAAAAGACGTTTCAACTTACGGTAAAGAAAATTTCAAAAGAGAGATAATGCATCTATGTAAATCAAAAGGTGAATGTGGTTATCTTGAAGCAAAAGAACAGTTCATCAATGGTGTTTTAGAAAGTGATGTATATTATAATTCTTGGATTATGGTTAGAGTAAGAAAATCACATATCAAAGGATTACAATGTTAAGTTACCTTGAAGATGTAAGAGATTATGATACACTATGGTTTTTACCAATAGAAGATGAAGAATCTTCACTTCATGTAACAGCAAATCAATATAAAGAGGCTGGAGAACCCATTGGTGGTGGTTTGATGGGTCCCGAATGGCACATAGTATTATTTAAATCAGAACAAAACAATATTGATAAACTAGATTACTTTGATGCAATATTGACAGATCCCAGAGAATACATTTCATCTTTAATACCACAAGGCTGGTATGGGTTAGTTGCTAGAAAAACAACAACCTCCAATAAATTTATTGAAAGTGTCATTGACAAGATCAAAAACATGTGATAGAATTTGTGAAATTGAAACTTTGTAAGGTTTGTTATGATTCTCGTTGATCTAAATCAGGTATTGTTGTCCGGTCTAATGGCACAGATTGC